CTGCTCATGCCCGTGGACATACACGGTACGAAGCCTGTTACCACAGCGTGGGCAGCGGCGACGGTCATCCTTACCTGATTCTGGCTTTTGTATCATGTTATCCTCCAATCTCAGCGACCTCGAGGTATAATGACACGCTCATCTTTGCTGAGGTCCACGAGAATCGATGTTTTTATTTAATGATTTCAGTCCTTTGCGAGGTCGCGTATTCGCTTGACCAGACGCTTTGCCCGGTTCGGAACCTGATCATGCCACCTCGAATCAACCATTTCGTCGGCTGCACGGTGCCAATCTCTGGCATCGACCCCAGATTTCATACCCTTAAACTTGGACAGGCGAGACCTTCCCATGTTGAAGCACATGTTGGCAATCACTAGCTGTGCTTCTTCCGGCAGATCGTCGAAGTCATCATACAAAACCTGACAGTCTTCGATCGTCACAGCGATATCAAGGTTAAACCGCTTACGGACACGCTCCTCTGACACGGGTGTGCCCACTGGCTGACCATACTCTGGATCGTGCTCCTTGATGAGCGCTCCGATTCCGAAAGTTGGTAGACCTAAATGATCCAAATATATCTCATACTTGCAGCCTTCATCTTCTGCAAGCTCTTCTCTTAACCTGTCTTTGTTCATCCTTGACCTCGTCTAGCCGCAATTAACTGATCGGCTGGGTTTGGTAATACTGCGGCGCTAGGCACTGCTGCGCTAGAAGCTGGTGCGGGAGCCGCCGAAGGGGCTGGGCGGACTCCCGCTTGCGCTGCCACAGGAGGAGGTGTGGTAGCAGCAACTGGTTGTGACGGTGCTGGTGCTTCAGAAACAGGAACTAAGCGAGACGGGTCGAAGTCTGGCTCGGCTGTTTTTTCAGGGGTAATAGGTTCGTCTAGTGGGCGTCTCATCAACTCATAACGAATACTATTTAACTCACCCAAAGGCAACTCATTATCGTTTTCACGAACGCGCCTGCGAATCTCTGGGCTAACTTTCATAGGAACAAACTCGCCACGCATCAACTCCGATACGTTAGCTACCTTGTTCTTTTTCATGGCGCGGCGAATCTCACCGTCCGACATACCTAGCCGTCTCATGTTTTCGACGTTTCTATACATCTCTTGCATAACCCGAAATCTAGTTTCGTTAGCTTCGCGGTAAGTGCTTATAGCATTTTCAGGATCGAGGGCACTTCTCGTAGAAACGGCACTGTTAAAGATCTGGCTTGCGCTTCTGATCCCGCGTCCATACTCGAAGCCCTTGTACATCAGAATGTTCTCTGGCTTAATCTCAATCTCTGACAAACCAGTGAAAGCTCGAAACAATTCTTCTGCTGCGCGTCTTTCGTTACCAGCAGGGTCAACTGTGTCACCCATAAACATAGAACGAGCGAACCTGCCAACTTCGATGCCGGGCTCCTGTGTCTCTTTGGTCATTCCTTTAAGCTGGAACGGAGCGCCGCCGGGCACGACTGCGTCAGCAATATGCATAAACGACTTATAAGCTTTGTCTCCCGGTGTATCTTCTTGCCGGTAAACCTTGGCACCTGTCCCCGTTACGCCGCCACGAGTAGTTGTATCGAGCATTTTTTCGGTGATAATAGACTCACCAAAGAATGGCTCGAATATTTCTGCTACAGCGCCAAGTACAGCTTCTGTTGCAATCGCGTCCGCATCTTTGCCAAGATCTTCACCCTTGTTAATGGCATTAAGAATAGCTAGTGCTGGACGCTGCAAGTAGTCGTACGGGTTTGTGTAACTATAGTCTATGTAGCCTTTGAGGTTTCCGTCCTTATCCACCGTGGTAGGAATCAGGCGACTGTTCTTCTGCCAAGAAGGGCCACTCTCTCGGGCAGCGTCAAGTTGTTCTTGCGATACACCTGTTAAGTCCATAGCCATCTTTTGTAGGGCAGCGGGTGCAACAACGGCGGTGGAGGTAAAACCAATTAACCGACGCATGCCAATCTCTTGAACAGCACGGTTATCACTGGCTAGTTCTTTTAGGGCAACACCAAGAGTGTTCGCGCTAGTGCGGAGAATCTCAGCAGGGAAAGCGATGAAGTTACCTACAGGAAGCTTACGAATACCCTTGATAAACTCAGGCACACGCTCATAGTTCGGTACAGTGTTTCTTACAATATCTGCGGCGTACTCATTTACAGACTTACCAAGTGCCTGTGAAGCAGCAGCCTCACTGCCATATGCCTGAATGATTTTGTTTCTTTCAAACTCAAAATTGTAGATCTTCCATACATCGTCACCACCCTGATACGCATCTTTTAATCTTGTGTTGAGGCTGGTTAGCATACTTGCGGGTTTAGAGCGGCTAAACACGTTTCCAACTTTTTGACCAACAGGAATGCCCATAATGTCCGCATCGGCCTGACGAGTCAGTCCAAGACCTTCTTTAATCAAGCGGTCCATTTCTCGAACTTGAGTCTGTGTTCCAACCACACCAAGACGCTGTAGCTCCTGATAGTATTTGGCTTTATCTATATCACCACGTTTGGTTATGTTGCCCATGACAGTGGAGAAAGATTCCCACAGGTTTGCACCGCCGCCGACGTTGCCCTGCGACAAAGCAAACAAAGATGCTGATGTTACGTTTCTAATCTGCGTTATAGGAGACAGCACGGTCTTTGCGTATTGGGATACACCCTTGGTTTTTAAGAACCCAGAGTAAACGGCTTTCATCGTGTTGCCCATTGTGCCAGCGTCACCAATGGTCAGGCGAGTCATGTCGTTGTATATACGATTCGGTACATAGACACCCTCGAGAGAGCCAAAACCTTTTTCAAGTTTTTGGTATCCCTCAAACTTAACTGGATTTTGAGCAAACCTATCCGCGCTTACGAAGTTATCACCTTGATCTACAAGGTTTGTACGGATGTACTTAAAGTAATCGTCAACAGCACGAAACTCAGCCATATCTGCAATGGTAGATATGTACGCTTCCTGCGGATCTTTCACCTCACCGAGTAGCTTACGAAGGGCTTCGTTGTTTACCTGACGAGAAGAGAACAAACTTTCTTTCAGCTTCTTATCGGCAACACGAGCCTGTGCTTCGCTCCCTGCTTTTATCGGCCTGCGACCGCGGTTCGAGTACCGAGCAACAAAGTTCTCGACAAGATTTTCTGCGGCAGTGTCACTCAGTTTCTGTGACTTACCAACGCCAGTCAAAAAATCACTAGGCAACGGAATATCTGGGTTTAAATCTTTGTATAGATTTTGTGCTGCTTTGGGGTTTGCTTTAAAATAAGCTACAGCTTCTTTTCTAGCGTCTGAAAACTCAGCGCTTTTCAAAAAGTTTTTATCCTCAAAGATTTTGTACTTACGACGCAAATAAGAACCGATGTTATCGTTAATTGCATTAACGATATCGTCAGCTTCCCGAGTAGCTAGGTAGTCAGAATTCTTAATCGAGTTGGAAAGCTTATCTACTTGTGTCCGCATTTGCTTGGCTGGCTGACGCATAAAGTTAGGAAGCATACTCTCTAACGTCGAACCTGTGTCCTTTGCGTTGCGAACAAAGTCAGGGTCTTTTGTCAGGTAGCCATACAGCCGGTTCATTACCTCAGAACGAGCCAAGGGTGTGCCTTCGACCATCACAGTCTCAGACTTTTTAAAGACCTTGTCCAATCCGTCCTGCACTTCTTTTAAGTACCGAGCCGCCTCACCAAGCTCTGCCTCTACCTCACCGTTGATTTTAGACTTAACCTCAAACACATCTTGCGGCAGGTTACCACGGGCACGGAACACAGAAGCGATTTTATTCAGGCTGTCGCCAACCATATCATCTCGTTCAGCCAGCTTTTTAAGTGGTGCGCTGATAGCTTTTGCAGCGGGAAGAATTCCTTTTTGAACTACTGGTGCCACTACGGGAGTAGCTACTTTAGACACTCCTGTACCCAGAAGACCAATTGCCTTTAAAGCTTCTGGTGCGACAGCGGTTAGACCGCCAGCTTCCAAAGCGAAGCTTAATCTGTTGCCGATACGAGCGGCTGCTTTTTCTTTTCCACGAAGACCAATTGTATCTTCTGTTGTTGTAGGACCAGTTTGGAAAAAGTCGCCAAGCGTTGTTACACCGTCTGTAGCTACCACGGCATCGGTCACGGCTGCTGCGCCAACTTGCGCTGCTCTATTAGTCACCGTTCCGAGGTTGGCAAGACGACCAAGTTTGCTTGCAACACCGGCTGCTCCGAGGCCGGGAACGACAAACTGCGCTGCAACTTCGGCAATGGTTCCTGCTGTACCCTCTGGATCGATACCAGCGGCCTCACGAATTCCTTCAAAAAAGTTGGTTACATCTGTGGAGTAGTCTGTGTCATAGACTACGTCAACACCAGCAGTGGCAAGTTCAGCGATGCCTTGCGGTATGGCAAGTAAGCCGGAGGCGATGCCTTCGGCTATTTCCTGCGTTGTAGATTCCTGCGTCGATGATACATCTTCCTGAATGGGAACCAAACGAGAGGGGTCGAATGCAGGCTCTTCCGTTGGTTCGTCAGTAATCGGAACCAGACGACTTGGGTCGAAATCAACCATAACTTAGTTCCCAGTAGCTTCTGGTAAGAACGTACCGTCTGCTTGTTTTACAACAATTGTTTTTGTGACTGGATCAATCATACGAGTGCCAACGGGAATGTTACCCGGGTTGACGGCGGCTGGTACAGCACCCCCTGTTGTTGAAGCAGCGTAAGTCATCATTTCCGGTAGGCTAGGGGGATTATTCTTAGAATACCGCTGTGGGAAGTCTCGAATCATCCGCGATGCAATATCTGATCTTCCGTCTTCCGTTTTTAACACTTCTTGTGCAAATCTTTCGGGAGTCATTGCCTGACCTGTTGTTCTGGCAGTCTTTGCTTGAGCCAGCACTGCATTCAGAACTTCAAGTTCGCCCCCAAGTGTTTGTATGCCGAAGTCGGTGGCCTTACCCTTGTTGTCAATAATCCCGAGTTCTTTAAAAAGCTTAATTTCATCGGGTTTGCCAGCTTCAATAGTCGCAGCAAGTTTATCACGGTTAAGGTCTATAGTGTCTCGACCTTGCATCAAATCCTCAATTGATTTTATGGCGCTAAGTTGTAGGGTAGCTTGAGCCTGCGCGATGTTTGCTTCTAATTCTCTTTCTTGACGGTTAGCAGTCGCAATCTTAAAGCCAAGATCTGCCTTATCCCTCTTAAACTGATTTTGAATATCAGCCTTATGAATCTCGTGAGTGTTCTTAATACCCGCCATTGTTAAGTTATAAGAACGATCGCTGTTTATCATCTGAAGCTTCAAAGCTGCCCGCTCTTTACGGTCTTCTCTTTCCTGCTCGTTCAGATTGTTAATGTCTTTGCCGTAAGAATCCAAACCATAAGAAAGACCTTTAGCAATGTTGGTGAGCGCGTTATCACTTTCACCCGCAGCCATAGCCAAGCCAGCTTTCATCAGGCTCATCCAAAAGGCTGTCTCTTTTCCTTTGCCAGCCTTTTTAGGGTCAAATCCTGTGAGGTCGTTTACTTTTTTATCTATAGCTTCAATGTCAACCTCTTCAGGGTCAGTTAACTCAGCTATGACAGGTGTGAGGTCCGCAAGCACAGCTTCATTTGATAGCTCTTCGCCGGTCAGTTTTTTCACATTGTTTTGATTGAACGAACCGCTCGTGAAGTTAGCCACGTTGTCTTGGATCTTTTTAATCGCAGCGTTTGTTCTGTCTGTGGTAGCTACCTTACGCTTGCTTGGTTCAAACGCACCGCTGCCGTCGGTAGTGGTGCTTTCTCCAGCATCCTCCGCTGCCTTGTCTTGGGTTGGTGTGGTCGTAGCAGCCAGAGTTTCACCTAAGTTTAGGTCTCCAGTACCATACATATTTTCATAGTTCAACGCATCCGAAACAAGGGGAGAAACTGGAGGTGGTGTCTCACCAGTTTGTGGAAGCAGCATAGATGGGTCTGTTAAGTTGCCAGATTGTTCCGTAGCAACCCCTTTTAACTGAGGTGTTGTCAGGTAATCGGTGACTGGACGCATAAAGTCGCCGCGCATAAGATTGCCTGCTGAACTTGTTACGGCTCTGACACCTGTATCTATCGCTCTTAGTCCTGTTTGAATGGGAGTTTGTTTGGTGTCCGTCCCGTAAAAGAATTCGTTTACTGAAGCAATACCTTTATCGATCAGATCAGGAACTGCAACAGTAGGCGCTGTAGAAATCTGAACGGGAGGATTGTTGGATGCTGCCCTGTTAATAGCTTGTGCAGCCATACGAATGGCATTCTGTCCATCCTGTGTTTTTGCAGCTTCTCCATAGTTCGCAGGATTAGCAAGTTCCCGAAGAGCAGCCCTGTCACCTGCCTGCACCGCTCGTTGAACAGCGGCGGTAAACGAGGTGGTGTTCATGCCACCCTGTGCCATCCGCACAGGCAGTCGCTGCTGAACTACGTTAGCCAACTCAGGAGACGAAGCAAGGATACCAGCGGCTTGTCTAGAATCCCCGGGCTTACGAAACATTTTACGGTTTAAAGTATTGTTCATGAGTTACCCCTAAAAACCTAGACCCTGTTGAGCCTGACCATACGCGCCCAGACCAGCGATTCCCAGA